AAGGGGGCCCCCCTGCCTTTTCAGAACCTTCTCTCCCTGAGACGGTAACCGAGCGACCTTCGTCGCCTTTTGAAAAGCCATGACGACCGAACAAAAACTTTCGAAAGCCAAACGCAAACCGGCGCAACGAGGGCTAACAAAAAAGCCCATACTTGGGAACACAAAACCACGCATTCAGACCCCGCCGCTCAAAAATAAATCACGCATTGACGAAGTGGCTGAACTTGCTGAGAAAATTGGAATGCCTTTACTGCCTTGGCAACATTATGTACTTTCCGACATGCTTTCCGTCGATAGTGAGAATAAATTCATGAGAAAGTCGAATTTGTTGTTATGCGCTCGCCAAGTCGGTAAGACTCACCTTGCCCGAATGCGTATCTTGGCTGGACTGTTTCTTTTTGGAGAAATGAACATAATTGCAATGTCCTCTAATAGGAACATGGCATTAGATACCTTTAGGCAGGTTGCCAATACGATTGAGGATAATGATTTTCTAAAAGCGCAAATAAGACGCATTCGTTATGCCAATGGTCAAGAATCAATCACTTTATTGAATGGCGCTCGTTATGAGATCGTTGCAGCAACTCGAGACGGTAGCCGAGGCAAGACCGCAGATTTCCTTTATATTGATGAGTTACGCGAGATTAGTGAGGAAGCGTTCAAAGCGGCTGTTCCGGTAACTAGGGCAAGACCTAATTCGCAAACATTGTTTACCTCAAACGCTGGTGACGCCTTCAGTACCGTTTTAAATGATTTAAGAGAAAGAGCAATGGATTACCCTTCAAAGACTTTTGGGTTTTGGGAGTACTCCGCACCATTAGCAGCAAGGCAAGACATTAGAAACCGTAAATTTTGGGCAATGGCTAACCCTGCGCTGGGTTATACCGTAACCGAGGAAGCAATCGAGGAATCGATAGCAACTAACTCAATTGAAGCAACTTTAACTGAAACTTTATGTATGTGGATTGACTCTCAGGTTTCGCCTTGGACTTTTGGTTCTATTGAAGCAACCTCAGTCTCAGATTTAGTTTTACCAGTTGGCGCAATGACTGTAATGGCATTTGATGTTAGTCCAAGTAAAAGAACTGGGGCATTGGTCGCTGCCCAAATTATTGATGGCAAGATTGCGGTTGGTGTAATGGAAACCTTCAGTTCTGAAGTGGCAATCGATGAGGTTAAAATGGCAAGTTCAATTCATGATTGGGCTATGAAGTACCGTCCTGTTCAAATTGCTTATGATAAGTACGCAACTGCCTCAATTGCTCAAAAATTAGAGCAATCAGGTCATAAACTAATAGATGTTAGCGGTCAAGCGTTTTATCAGGCTTGCGGAGAACTTGCGGACAGTCTTTCCAATTTTAGGCTCATTCATTCGGGTCAACCGGAATGGGTAAACTCAATGAATAATTGCGCAGCCAAAACAAATGACGCAGGCTGGAGAATTATTAGACGCAAAAGCGCGGGATGTGTCGCCGCTTCAATTAGTACGGCGATGTGTGTCCACATGTTGAGCAAACCTATCTCAGTACCTAAGATTTATGTTTAAATTGGTGCTATAATTGTCCAATGGGATTTTTTCGCGATTTAATCGGATTACAGCCTAAACCTCAAATAACTGCGCAACTTGCGCCACCGGTAGTTTCTGACCCTTTTAATTTTTATTCTCAGTTTACTCCGTTTCAATCAGTCGGACGCGAGGAAGCAATTTCCGTTCCCGCCGTCATGCGTTGCCGCAATTTAATCGCGACAACAATTGGCACGATGGAACTAAAAACTTATTCCAAGGCAACCAAAGAGGAATTACCAAATTTACCTTGGGTAAACCAACTTTCTAAATCTGCACCTAATACAGTAATTTTAACCGCAATTGTTGACGCATTGCTTTTTTACGGAACAGCCTATTTAGAGGTAACTGAAGTTTACCAAGATGACAATAGACCGGCAAGGTTTGATTTTGTTAATAACACTAGAGTTCAAGTTCAATTAAATAGAGAAAACACTTTTGTAGATTTTTACACCGTAGATGGACGCGAAAGACCAATGAGCGGAATTGGCTCACTCGTCACAATACAATCGCCCATTGATGGAATTTTACATGCCGGTTCAAGAATTTTAAGAGCAGCAATCGATTTAGAAAAAGCCGCAGCAAACGCCGCAGCAACTCCAATTCCTTCAGGTATTTTAAAAAATAACGGTGCAGACCTTGGCGAAAAGGAAGTTGCCGGATTATTGGCTGCATGGCGTCGCAGTAGAGCAGAAAGAGCAACCGCTTATTTAACTTCGTCTTTAGAATACCAAGCAACTTCATTTAGTCCAAAAGACATGATGTATAACGAAGCCCAACAATACATGGCAACGCAAATTTCAAGATTGTGCAATGTTCCGGCTTACTATATTAGTGCAGACCAAAATACCTCAATGACTTATGCCAATGTTCAAGACGAGAGGCGTCAATTTGTTGCGCTATCGCTTCAACCTTATGTATCAGCGGTAGAGGCGCGTTTCAGTATGGACGACCTTTCAGCGCAAACTCAATTCATTGCGTTTGACATGGACTCCGGATTTTTAAGAGCAAACCCATTAGAAAGATTAACAGTAATTGAGAAAATGCTTCAACTCAATTTGATTACTGTTGAGGAAGCGAGAGAAATGGAAGAGTTATCACCAAATGGAAATAATTAACTTTAGTGCAGATTTAGAGGCTTCAGAGTCTCGTCGGATAATTGCTGGCAAGATTGTGCCGTTTGAAAATGAAATCGGTCAAACTTCAGTTGGTAAAGTAATTTTTGAAAAAGGTTCAATTCAAATAGATGACCCAAGTAAAATAAAATTATTACTTGAGCATGACCCAAAATCTCCAATTGGTAAAATGAAAAAGGTTGACGAGGATGACTCAGGTATTTACGCTGAGTTTAAAGTTAGCAATACAACTCGGGGAACTGACAGCCTTATTGAGGCAAGTGAAAACCTTCGTTCCGGCTTGAGTGTTGGAGTTGAAGTATTAAAAGGAAAAAACAGTAACGGAATTTATAGAGTTAGTGCCGCCCGTCTCATGGAAGTCAGCCTTGTTCAGGCTGCGGCTTTTCCAAGTGCCGGCGTCGCTTCAGTCGCTGCGTCAAGCGCAGAGGCAGAACCAACCGAAACCAAAACAGAAAATGAGGAAATTGTGGAAAACACAAACACCGAAACAACTGTTGCAAGTGAGGTAGTTGAGACCCCTGCGGTTGAAGCCTCTCGCCCAACAGTAGCAGCACCAATTTACACAAAGCCACGCCTTGAGTTCTCAAAAGAAAAATTCCTAGAGAATACACTTCGTGCGCAATATTTAAATGATGATCAGGCTCGTCAATATCTTGCCGCAGCCGCAGACACAACTGACAACGCAGGTTTAATTCCTACTCGTCAATTAACTGAGGTTATCAATCCGCTTTCAAATGCTGACAGACCGTTTATCGATAGCATTTCTTCAGCAGCCTTACCTGACGCTGGAATGACTTTTGAAATTCCTAAATTAACTCAAGCACCAACAGTTGCAGAAACAGCCGAAGGCGCAGCGCCATCAAATACTGATCAAAATGTTTCCTTCTTGTCAGTAAATGTCAAAAAATACGCGGGTCAACAGCAATTCAGCGTTGAATTATTGGACAGGTCGTCTCCAGCGTTTTTTGCTGAGTTGGTTCGTCAAATGGAGTTTGCTTACGCTAAAGCAACTGACATTGCAGTTGGAACTGCGTTAATTGCTGGCGGAACAGATGGTGGCAACAGAACACTTACAGCCGCAAACATTCAAGACTTTATTTCAGACGCCGCAGTTTCTATTTATAAGGGAACTCTTGGCTTCGCACAAAACATTGTTGTTTCACCTGAGCAATGGGGTGCATTGATGGGTCTAGTAGATGGCTCAAACCGAGCAGTATTCACTCAGACTATCAATCCTCAAAATGCTTCCGGTAACCTAACACCAACAAACATTCGCGGAAACATTGGCGGATTAAACCTTCGCGTTTCAACCGCGTTGACAGATGGTACAGGTACAGGCGATAACACAATGATCGTTATTAACCCTGAGTCTTACACATGGTACGAGTCAAGCAAGTTCCGTCTCGAGACAAATGTAATTTCAACTGGACAAATCTCAGTTGCTTATTATGGTTATGGTGCAATTGCAACAAAGGTAGGCGCTGGCGCTTATCGTTGGATGGTTGCATAAAACTTTCCTTTATAGGAATCAAGCGTGAAGGGGCGTCGGAAGCCTTCGCCCCTTCACTTTAAGAAAGGTTAAAAAATGCCGGCTACCTATGTGACCAAGGCTGAGTTAAGAACATTACTCGGAATTGGAAGTTTGTACGCGGACTCAGTTGTTGAGGAAGTGGCTCAGGCTGCCGAAAATATAGTCAAAGGCTATTTGTGGTTTAATGATTACAATGTAATTGCAAGAGAATGTACAACCACCTTGGCAACTCTTTATACAGATCAAAAACATAATATACAATTAGGCGAAACAGTAACGGTAGAAAATGTAGCCGCACATTATAACGGTGGCAACAAAACAATAACAGCAATAACAGAGTATTCAATATCTTATGCCATTAGTCATCAAGCGGCAGAAACTAAAAGAGTTGTTAGACCTTACGGAACAATTTCTGCGGCAACTAATGTTGATTATGCGACCGTTGCAGAAGTTAGACAAAGTTCAGCCATGATCGCGGTTGATATTTGGCAAGCAAGACAGGCGAGTAACGCGGGAGGAATTTCTCCGGACTTTCAACCAAGTCCCTATAGAATGGGCAACACTTTAATTGCAAGAGTCAGAGGTTTGTTAGCAAATCATCTTTCACCAAACAGTTTGGTTGGCTAAATGACAGTTGCCGTTACAACTCTCAGGTCAACACTTGCGACGGCGCTTGAAAGCGCTGGGGTGTGGCAGGTATTCGCC